GAGTTCGTCGCCCAGCCTAAAGGGGTGGCTAAAAAAGTTGCTCCGCATAGAAAGGTAGGATGAAATGGCTAATTTTCCTGATCTCACAGGTGACGGTGAAGTAACCCGTGCTGACGTTCTTAAGGGCCGTGGCGTCTTTAAAAAGGGTGGCAAGGTTGGCGAGAAGTGGATTCAATCCGCTATCAAGAAGCCCGGTGCGTTAAAGAAATCCTTGGGGGTCAAGGCTGGTGAGAAGATCCCAGCCAAAAAACTTGCCAAGGCGGCTAAAGCCCCGGGTAAACTGGGCCAACGTGCCCGTTTAGCGCAAACACTTAAGAAGATGAAATGAGCACAACCGGGACGACCACCTTTAACCTAGACCTCAATAACCTTGTAGAAGAGGCTTTTGAGCGTTGCGGTGCCGAGTTACGCTCGGGCTACGATATGCGTACTGCACGTCGTTCCCTTAACTTATTAACGATTGAGTGGGCTAATCGGGGTATCAACCTATGGACTATTGAGCAGGGTTCTATCCCCCTAAATCAGGCTCAGATTACTTATGCCCTGCCCGTAGACACCATTGATCTGATGGATATGGTGGTGCGTACCCAGTCTGGGATACCTCAGACGGACATTAACATTAACCGAATTTCGTCTTCTACCTACGCCACGATCCCCAATAAGAACGCTCAAGGTAGGCCGATTCAGGTCTGGATTGACCGCCAGAGCGGCTACGATAACACCACGACCAAGACCCTAGCCTCCACGATTACATCGACTTCTAGCACGGTTACGTTGAGTTCTGTGGAGGGGTTAAACTATGTCGGGTTTATCAAACTAAACAACGAAACTATTGGGTACAACGAGATATCAGGGAATACCCTACAAAACTGTGTCCGTGGAGTAGATAACAGCACCGCCGCTGCACATACTGCCGGGGCTGTTGTGACAGTGCGAAACCTCCCCAATATCTGTGTTTGGCCTGCTCCAGACCAGTCTAACTTCTATTCTTTCGTTTACTGGCGTTTACGCCGTATCCAAGACGCTGGAAACGGAGTTAATACCGAGGATATCCCCTTCCGCATGATCCCTTGTATGGCGGCTGGATTGGCCTATTACCTGTCTTTGAAGATACCCGATGCCATGAATAGGATCGAGATGCTGAAGGCTTCCTACGAAGAGCAGTGGTTATTGGGTTCTAGCGAAGACCGTGAGAAGGCATCGTTACGCCTATCCCCACGGCAGTATTTTTATTAAGGTGAATAATGGCTGGCCCAAAGTTTGCTTCTGGCAAAAAAGCAATATCGGAGTGCGATAGATGCGGATTTCAGTACAAACTGAAGGAGTTGAAGAAAATCGTCATCAAGACGAAAAACATCAATCTTCTCGTTTGCCCTACCTGCTGGGAGCCAGACCAGCCGCAGTTACAGTTAGGAATGTACCCGGTTTACGATCCACAGGCTTTACAGAACCCACGCCCCGATACGACGTACTTACAGGCGGGATACACAGGGCTACAGGTGGACTACATAAACCCACCGGATCCCGATAATGAAGATGCTTTTGGATTACCCTCTGGAGGAAGTAGAATCATTCAATGGGGCTGGAATCCTGTTGGGGGTTCAAGAGCGAACGATGCGGGACTTACCCCAAATAATCTGGTTTTGAGTATTTCACTCGGAACCGTAACAGTAGCAACTACTTAAGGAGTTAAAAATGGATATGAAAGCAGCATTAAAGGCACATATGAAAAAGAAGGGCGCCAAGGCTCACCCCGATGCCAATGTAAAGAAGTTGGCTAAAGGTGGCAAAACCAATCTTCAGATGAAGGATATGGGGCGTAATCTGGCAAAAGTTGCCAACCAGAAAAAAGCCATGTCAATGGTTCGTAAAACAGGGATCTAATATGGATAAGCCAGTCAAACAAATACCTATCGTGCCCAATAACAACGGGTACCCAAACAACGTGCCTAATACGCAAACCCAAAAAACTCGTGGTACTGGGGCAGCGACTAAAGGCACCGGTCACAGCAAAAAGATGGGCTAATGAACTACACTGAACTGACTGCCTCGATTAAGGCTTACTGTGAAAACGACTTTCCACAGGCCGTGGGAGCGGGTGGCCTTACGTCCGCAGAGCAGATTGCTCGGTTTGTGCAGCAGGCTGAACAGCGGATTTATAACTCCATCCAGTTTCCAGCCCTACGGAAAAACGTAACGGGTAATGCCACGGCAAGCAATAAGTACTTGGCTACCCCGGTGGATTGGCTGGCTACGTTTTCTCTTGCGAGGATTAACGCCGACGGGAGTTATGAGTACCTGTTAAATAAGGATGTGAACTTCATTCGTGAGGCTTTCCCGTTCCCGGCTACCACAGGTGCGCCAACTCACTACGCAATATTTGACGATAACACTTTTATTCTTGGGCCGACTCCAGATGCTTCTTATAGTATGGAGTTGCACTATTTCTACTACCCAACCTCGATTACCACGGCTGGTACATCTTGGCTTGGCACGAATCTTGACTCGCTGTTGCTTTACGGCTCCTTGCTTGAGGCTGCGTCATTTATGAAATCTGAGCCAGATACGGTGAAAAACTACATGGAGCGGTACAACGAAGCCTTTGTGATGGCTAAACAACTTGGCGATGGCAAAGATCGTCAGGATATGTATCGTTCAGGTCAAGTAAGGTATCCGGTGAAATAATGGCATTCCAAGGAAACTTCACCTGTAACTCTTTCAAGGAAGCCCTGTTTAAGGGGGATGTGGACTTTTTGGTGGACACCATCAAGATTGCCCTATATGACAATACAGCGACTTTAAACGCCTCCACAACGGCTTATACGGCTACAGGGGAAGTGGTAACGACAGGTTATACGGCTACGGGTAACACCCTGACCCCATCAGTCACGCTTGGAACAGATGGCATAGCCTACGTAGACTTTGCCGACACCTCTTGGACGGCGGCTATTACAGCCCGTGGTGCGTTGATATACAAGGATGGTGGCACGGCTATCTGCGTTCTAGACTTTGGTTCAGATAAGACTTCTGTTACAACATTCACCGTGCAGTTCCCTACTAACGATTCAAGTTCAGCCCTCATACGATTAAATTAAGGATAAAGATGAGCACAGCACTAACAGGCGTTATAGGCAAACCTCCCGTGGTTTCGGTCAGCAATGTCCGTCCTTTGGAGAAAGACCTGTACCGCATGATGTGGGAGAAGCCTGAGTACCGAGCCGTAGCCCCGGGTGAGGGTGCGGCGTTTGATTTTATGTCTCAGGCCAAGCCTCCCCGTGGTGCTTCTGTTATCGACCTTGGCTGTGGCACAGGCCGTGGGGCTTTAAACCTAGCCTTCTTTGGCGGGTTAGACGTAACAATGGTGGACTTTGCGGATAACTGCTTAGACCCCGACATCCGCCCAATGCTTGAGACCCAGAGCCACGCCCTGCGGTTTAAGGAGCACGACCTATCCCAGCCCTTGGACATCAAGGCGGCTTATGGCTTTTGTACGGACGTTATGGAGCATATCCGCCCCCATCACGTAGACCGTGTCTTGGATAACTGCCTAGATGCCTGCCAGCACGTATTCTTCCAAATCAGCACCCAAGACGATGAGATGGGCAAGATCGTAGGCCACAGGCTTCACCTGAGCGTCCACCCCTATGAGTGGTGGCTCAATAAGTTCAACGAGCGCAAGTGCCTGATCCACTGGTCAAAAGAGGCCGACGGCTACGCATACTTTTATGTCTCGGCATGGATGTCAGGCAAAGAATTTGTTGATAGGGGCGTCTTAAATACGACTGAGGAAAAGGTCAAAGAGAACGTCAAGGCCAACATTACCTTGGGATTCCAGCAGGTTCAGCCCTACCCCACGAATGACGTAGAGGTGATGATTGTGGGCGGTGGCCCATCCTTGGCTGAGAATATCGAGGAAATCCGCAAACTGCGTGAAGACGGGGTAAAACTCGTTACCATTAATAACGCCTATAAGTTCTGTATCGACCACGGAATCAAGCCTTCAGCGATGGTCATGGTAGATGCCCGGGAGTTTAATAGCCGGTTTGTAGAACCCATCATCCCTGAGTGCAAGTACTTTATCGCCTCCCAGTGTGATCCTTCGGTATTTGCCAAGGTTCCTAAAGAGCAGACCTATATCTGGCACACCAGTGCGGACATGATCAATGAACTGCTGGCGAATCAATATCAGCGCTGGTTCCCGGTTCCGGGTGGTTCTACGGTCTTGTTAAGGGCTATCCCTTTGTTTAGAATGCTTGGATTCAAACGATTCCATATTTTTGGTTGTGATTCATGCTTGGACGGCGATAAGCACCATGCCTACGAACAGAAAGAAAATGATGGTCAGCCTGTAGTTCCGGTTAATGTTGGAGGCAAAATTTTCCAATGTCATCCTTGGATGGTGTCGCAGGCTCAGGAGTTCGTTGACTTGATCAAGATGTTGGGTGACGAGATCGAGTTAGATGTTCGTGGCGGGTTACTCCGTCATATTTTAGAAACTGGCGCTTCGTGCGCTGATTTAAAGGAGATTTAAAATGTCTTCTC